CACATCTGCTATAAAGTTTTTGTATGCGGGAACGTACAACATTCAAATTTCTGCTCAAATTTACACAACAATTGGTGGAAACTCTTTTCTAAGCGTTGACCTATGGGCTTTGCAAAACGGTTTGCCTATTCCAGCTTCTACGGGTCAAATTTCGGTAGGTGCTAAAAACCCATACATTGTTTCTGCTTGGAATTACATTCTAACTGTTGAAGCTAATGACACCGTTCAATTTGCTTGGAACGTAAATACTTCTACGGCAACGTCTTTGCTTTATGTTGCTGAACAAGCAGGGCCACCGTATCAGCCCTCAATTCCGTCATTTACCGTATCTGCTCAGTTAGTTGGATTATTGCCCTCAACAGTTAAAAGTGGCGATAATGTCTGGGTGATGTTTGAAGGCGGAGACCCAAATTTCCCACTATGGTTAGGAACGTTCTAAATGACAGATAAGTACATAGATTACCCTTTTTCATTCAATAAAACTGCTAATGGTACGGTAATTAACAGTGTTGGTACAACAACTGATATCTCAAAGGTGTGGAAAAACCGTATTTTGCTAGTACTAGGTACTAGGCCTGGTGAGCGCTTAATGCGTCCTGATTTTGGCTGTAACTTATACACTGCTGTATTTGAATCTGCCGCCAATGCTAGCCAAATTATTAGCGACAGTATCAGTGAAGCGTTTACAAAATGGCTTCCTGAGCTAATACTTAATCAAATTAGCCCAAAGTTTGACCCTAGTACCAACGTTATGATTATAAATATTTTATACGGTCTCCCAAATGGGAAAACAGATAGTGTTACAATTAATACTGGGATATTCAATCGCTCAGGTGAGCTAGTTCAGGAGATAACTAATGGCTAATACGCCCGCCGTTACTAAAAAATATATTCCGCAAATTGATTATGTCTCCCGAGACTATACCGCAATTTTAACGGACCTTACTGCGATTGCGCAGCAATTTAACCCTACTTGGTCTGCGTCTGACCCTACGGACATCGGCGTTGCTCTTTTAGAAACGTTTGCCTATTTAGGTGACATTCTTGGGTTTTACACCGACCGCATGGCATCTGAAGGATTTTTGGGAACGGCTAGCCAACGTGCTAGCGTGCTTCAAATTGCGGCAATGCTTGGATATACCCCAACCCCTGTTAGCGCGGCTACAGTTAGCTTAACTTTTACTAATAAAGACACGGTTAATTCAGTTACTATTCCTGCGCTAACTCAAGTTTCTTCTAGCAATGTGGTCAACGGACAATCTACACAAGTAACTTTTGAAACAGATAACAGTTTAGTTTTAGCGGCTTCTGCTACAGGAACTGTAACAGCTACTCAGGGAATCACTACGACGCTTGAGTCATTGGGGACGTCTGACGGAACTCCTAGCCAAGTATTTAAAATATCACAGCCTAAAGTTATCATCAATAGCACTGGTAGCAACATATCTGTTTTTGTAAACAACCTTCAATATACATATAGCTCATCACTTGTAGATAATAATTCGTATGACTCAGTGTTTACAACCACTATGGATGCTGATGGCTATACCTATATCGTATTTGGTGATGGAACTGGTGGGCGTATTCCAGCAGCTACTTACACTATTGCATGCACTTATAGAGTCGGAGTCGGCGCTGAGGGAAATGTAGCGGCAAACTCTATTACGCAAGTTACTTCTGGAACATCTCCGATTAGCGTGTCTCAGCCTTCAGCCGCTGTTGGAGGCGCTGACCAAGAAACTACTGATTCTATTAAATATAATGTGCCGCGTGCGCTAAGAACTTTGCGTCGAGCCGTATCTCTAAAAGATTACGCGTATCTAGCATTGCAAGTTTCTGGAGTTGCTAAGGCTAACTCTGATGCATCCGTATGGTCTAACGTCAATCTATATGTAGCGCCCTTTGGTTCTAGCGCTATTAATATTTACGGTCCCTACACTAATAGCGGAACAGCTATTATCACAGGTATTTCTCAGACTAAAACTGATGGTACTGCGGGTACTGGAGCTCTTACTTACACTGCGGCAGCCACTACATTTAGTGCACTGTACACATTATGGAATGCGGCAAAAAATAGTTACTACGCTACCGTATCTGGGTCTGCCCCAGTTGATTACAACCTTTACACGGGAACTAACGGTAGCCCAGGCGCTTTAATTACTAACGTGGCATCTAATGGGTCTTCGTTTACTGTCGCCACTGGTATGACTACTTTTCCCACTTATTCAGCAACGTTGTCTACAAACATTACTGTGGCTGTGACTGGCCCTATCACTACTGCGTTTTCCACGCTAAAATCAAGCGTAGTTAATTACTTTACTGATAAGGTTGCACCTAACGTTACTCTTAGTGTTCTTCCGCCAACATATGTCCCAGTAGACCTAGAAATGACTTTGCACGTTCTTCCTCAGTACAACCAAGCTTCGGTAGTTACTCAAGTACAAGGTGCTCTTTCTTCTCTGGTTAGTTATAACAACGCGTTCTTTGCTGACCGTATCCCACCTCATTTTATTCTAAATGCGATTACTAATATTGATGGTGTGGACTATGCTACTGTGGAGCACCTACGCAGAAACTCTAATGAGCAATGGTTCTCCATTTCAACATGGACTGTTCCTACGACTAGCACAGCCACGCTAACTTTCTATAATGCTCACAATATAGTTGCGGGACAAAACATTCGTATTTATAACAGCAATGAAATTGACGGCACTTATGCTGTTAACTCTGTTACTACTACAACTGTAACTATTACCATTCCCACCTCTACTGTTACCCCTACTGGTGTAACTGGAATTGCTAGTTCGGGTAATTTTGGAATCACTAACCTAAGCAGCACCTCTGGAATCATTGTGGGCATGGGCGTTAGCGGAACTGGAATTACTAGCGGCACCGTTGTAACTTCTATATCTGGAACAACTATTGGTGTAAGCAAGGTACTTACTGGAGGCGGTTCCCCTACCGCGCTTACATTCTTTATGGTCCCAGTCGATGCCACTAATACTGTAAAAGTAATTGGAGTTGACGCTATTACGTCTAACGGAGTTATTACTTATGGAATCGCTTGTGGAGCAAACGAAATTCCAACTAAGGGAACATTCACTATTACCGCCACTGGCGGACTTGTCTAAGGAGAAAAATAAATGACTACTGCTTCATACCCAGGCGCTTTAAAAACTTATACCGATAAGGTAGATGGAATTGACACTGTAAAAGCTGCTGATATAAATAGCGTACAGGCTGAAGTTCAAGCTATTGAAGCGGCATTGAGCCCCATAACAAGCCCAGTGATTGCTACTGATGGTACGCACGTAGGCTACACGCAGTTGGCTACGGGTAGCTTTGCCTCTGCCCCAGGAGCCATCTCTGTTGCTGGCGCAAACTATATTAAGTTTGTTGTTCTAATTAACGTAACTACTGCTGGCTCTGCTAGCGCAGTTACATTAACTGTGAATGGTGCTGCCTCTCAGCGCTCATCGTACACTGTTTGGACTAGCACCTCTGCCATTACAGCATCGAACGCGGGAACTGCAGCGCTTATCAGCAATAACGCGGCCCCAGTTACCGGTGACACCATCTCCGTAGAGTTGTTTAACGTAGCGGGTACTACATTCAAACCACTATCTTGGTTTAATGGAAACGGCTATGGGTTTGGAACAATCACTAACTCAGCCGCTATAACTAGCATTACTCTGGCGGCTTCTACTTACCCAACTACTGCTACATACACCATCTACGGAGTTAAGTAGCCCATAAATGACAGCTTACGGATTAAAAACTTACGGGACGTTTAAGTATGGAGTCGCCTCCACTACTGATATCAGTGCGTATCCTTTTATTGCCAAGTCTTTTGACTATGGCAGCATTAATCTATCTTGGACTTTTCCGCTGTCTACTGCTTTATTTTCTGATTTTATTGTTGTACGAAACCCGATGAGTTTTCCAGTCACTGCCGACAATGGTGACTTAATCTATAAAACTACTCAATCCTATTTACAGTCAAATAACTTATTTGGAAGTACGGCTACTTTAACTGATTCTGGCGGTTTTTACGATTTAGTTAGCGGTATTTTTACTCCGTCTTATACGGCGATAACTACTTTACTTTCTTCGCAAACTGCTGGCGATGCTGTAAACACTAAAACATTTACGCTTACTTCAATTAACTCTAACGTCACCATCGGACAATATGTAACTTACACTCCTTCAGGAAGTTTAACTGGCGCTAATTCTGGTAGCGGTATTGTTGGAGGAACTAAAGTTGTTGCTATTGATAATACTTCATCGGCCCCTTTATCGATAATTACCCTAAGTGACTACGCAACTATTCCCGCTGGAACCACCCTTACCTTTGCCCCTACGCGACTAAAGTTAGGTAAACCTTACTATTACTCTGCGTTTGTTTACACCAATTATTCATGGCAACGAGTCGGTACCGCTACTGGAATTTCAATAAATAATTATAAAACTGCTGATGTAATGTACGACTCATTACCTTCAATATACCGAGCTGCGCTACCTGCGTCTTCATCTGTTAGTGACGGCAAAAACTTAGACTTATATAACTTATTGCGCCCAATGGCTTTACAGTACGACTACATTAAAACTAAAGTAGACAACGCCACTAACCGCTACGATATCACTAACGTGGATGGTACGTTAATACCCGCTCTCATGGACCAAATGGGCCTTATTTATGAAAGCAATATGGGTATTCATCAGGGTAGAAGATTGGCTACTCACGCCAGCTATATTTACCTAAACAAGGGCACTGGTCAAGGCTTAAAGCAATTTATTTCTTCATTCTCAGGGTACAACGTATCCATTGCCCCTATTAAAAACTTATTTTTAACCCTTGACTGTTCTTCTTTTGAATACGGTGATGGATTTTGGAACAATAGCGGAACTTACTCTACTCTATCTAAAACTACTGCGGCGCTTGAAGGCGGAAGCCCTTCTCCGTACGCGGCTACCAATTCGCCATTTGGCTATCCTAATAAACAAAACGGTTACTTAAAAATGAGTACAGTTGCCGCATCTGGTGGCCCATACACTACTTATGAAATTTCTTATGGTGCTAGCTTAGACACCTACACAATCTCTAAGGTTAGTGCTGCCCCTGCTGTGGGAGCTAACTTTATTACCTTAACTACAGACACTGAGCATTCTTTTATCCCTGGTCAATCAGTAATGATTTCAGATATGTACCCCCCGTACATCAATGGAATTAAGAAAATTTTAGCTGCCCCAGACTCTAAAAGTTTTACGTTTTATTCCGCAGATGCTACTGCCTCTGTGGCGCTCCGACCGTATGGTAGTGCGGTTATTCCGACTGGAACTATTACTGGTGGAACCAAATATGCAACCATTACCACAGCTGCGGCTCATTACATTGTTCCTGGACAATCAGTAACTATATCTAACGTTGTTATAACAGGTTCTCCTGCTAACGCCTATTTTGCTGGAACTTCTACCCCTATTAACAGCACTTATGTAGCTGCTGCGGGTACTACAGGTTCTACCCTAGTAATAACACTTCCTACAGACCCAACCGATACTACAGTTACTGGTGCAGGTAGCGTATTCGTATCACCAGGAACTGTTAATTTATATGACGTAAAAAACGCTGGCATACCAGTTACCGCTGGAACTACCTACATGTTTAGTGCGTATACTTGGGCAAAAACTACACTTCGCTCTATTACTCTAGGCGCTAAATGGTATGACCAATATGGCACTTACCTATCTTCAAACAGCGCTTCCTCTAATAACGCCGTAGGCTCATGGACTAGATTGTCTTGGGGTAGCGGAAATGCCGCCCCCGACTCTGCTGCTTACGCTGTCCCGTACATTTCATTTTCAACTGCCGCTCTTGGTGAAGTACACTACTTTGACGCTCTACAATTTGAGGCGTCTTCTACTGCAACTAATTATGCAGACCCTAGGCGTATTGACTTATACGTAGGTGCCCCTAGAATAAATGAAATTATTAACCCTGGATTTAAATCAGGAACTACTAACTGGGCAGCGACTAACGGTACTTTAGCCATAGATGCTTCTAATGTTTACCCTACCAGCGCTGTTGGTCTTGGTAACGCAGTAAGTGTTAACTCAGCCAAACTTACTACAAGCTCTGCGTCTTCTACGCTTTCTCCTAGCGCTGCCATTGCTATTACTGCTGGTAATTCGTACTCACTAAGCGCATATGTTAAAGGTAATTCGGGCAATACAGGAGGAACTGTTACATCTGCAGTAACTTGGAAAAACCCATCTATTGCTATTCCTACGCAAACACCAACTGGTTCTACTAACATCACCTTAAGCACTACTGGTATTCATGGTATTGCTGTTGGGTCTTTGGTTCTTATAGAAGGAATTACACCAAGCGGATACAACGGTCAATGGACTGCTCAAATTGGAACAACTAATTCGACTCTTGTTGTTAACATTGGTTCTAATCCTGGAGCTATTACAGTTGCTGGCACTGTTACTCCTATAAAAGTAGACTCATCATTAGTTACACTATCTAACTCCTCGTTCAAGCGAGTAACTGTTGAGGGAGCAGTGGCTCCAGTAGGCGCTACTACCGCAACAATTACTTTTACATACACAGGAACTTCTGGAAATGTCTATTTCACAGACTCTATACTTTTTGAAAAGAACCTTACTGTTAATACCTATTTTGATGGTGACACTGGCTACTTTGTAGTAGACGACCTAATCTGGGAACAAAATGCCGCTGGTACTAAAGGTACTGATAGCACCGCCAGAAGCCTTTACTTCCCTAATAGGTCGTTGGTTCAATCTCGTTTAAACACAGTGCTTCCTGACTATCTTCCTATTGGTTCTACTTTTGCTTTGTTCATCGGAACTACCGCTACTTGACATTGGTAACTTCTAACCGCTAAACTCTAATCTCCGTCACAAAGGAGATAAACATGAGACGAGTAACCATAGCGGTTATAGGTAACGCAAAAACAACCCGTGCCAATGTAGAGGCACTTATCGGCGATGTAGTTGACTCAGTAGATGAAGCAATTATCGCCACGGTCTATGATGAAGCGCAATCAGATGCGCAAGTCTGGGCTGAGCAATACGCACAGGACAAAGAGATTCCAGTGCTTCAATATAAAAACAACGGCTTTGACGAAATGCTAGTTGAAACCAAAGTCAGCGACCTAAAGTTCTTTATGCTTTGGGATGATGAAGACCCACAGTGCCAACTAGCCGCGTCTGTGGCACAGGCAAATAACATCCTTGCCTACGACCTTACTGATGGTCTAATTATGATTCCACTAAACTCTGAGCCAATCTCTCGACCTGTACGAGCCGAGATTCCCGTGGCTGAAGAGGTTATCCCAGAGGTAGCGGTTATTGAAGTAGTCGTAGAACCTATCGAGGAAGCCGCTGAAGGCCTTGTAACAGACTTTGAGGATGATGAAGACTGGGAGCTTAGTGAGCTTTTTATGGCCTTCATAGACGAAGCTGCCAAGGTATTTGCTAGAAAGATTACTGCTGAAGTTAAGAAATCTTTAAGTGAGTAACGCCCCAATCAGTCGTCAAGCGCAAACTTGGATTGCTTTCTTTATTGCTAACCCTGACATACGCATTAACTACATGGCAATCATGGAAAATGGCGGGGTTAGCCGACGTAAAAGCATGGATATTATTCGCGAACTACGTTCTTTAAAACTCATAAATGCTAAGCGCTCACGTCACATAGGGACTAATTTAGAACTTACCGTAGCCGTAGAGTCAAAAGTTTTTGAACTTACCAATAAGGTAACCTCCGTTACATCCGTTACTGCAGTACAGCTAGTAAGCAGTATTTACAATAGCTATACAGCTAGTACAGTTAATAAAGCTACAAATAAATTCCTCGACGAGGTCGAGGGGGAAGAGATTGAATTGGGTTACGAGTTTTTTAATAGCAGTTCGCCTAGTGATGATGAGGTAGTCCGCGAGCGTGAGAAGCACATGGCGTGGAAGAAGGCTGAGTATGTGGAGGCTAGGGAGAAGAAAGCCCAGCAGCGTAAGGACCTTCACCGTTCAAAGCTTGCCCCCAGTTCATGGACCTGCAAAGACATTGCTTACGAGTTCTCAGACCGCATGGCGGACATCTGGACTATTGCGCCGTTTAGCGTCACTCAGTCACGTTTTGTTCAAGCCTTGGCAGTTTTCCGTAAGCAGAACGACACCAACGGGGAAATCGAGCTTAAGATAATCGAGCTTTTCTTTGATACACTAAAGCACGACAAGTACACCGACGGCAATCACCTTTGGCGTGCTTTCCTGTACAAGGCTCCATCACTTGTGCAAGTTGCCCGTGAGGGTGTAGTCTCGGTGGAAGAGCGCGAGAACAATGTCATTCGTGACCAAGAACTCGCAGAACGTAAACTATCTATGTTTGATGAGGATTGATGTACAAGCCAGATGAACTTCCCGCCCGTAGGCGGACGTGGGTTAAGATTGCCAGCATTCCGCCAGCCAAGCTTGGTTGGTCTTTGGAAGACTGTGTAGATGTCCCAGCAGACAACATGAAGATTCTCACTAAGTGGACATCGGCCATTTACGACGACAAGATTATCCGAGCAGAAGGCAAGCAGACCTGCGGTATTGGTCTAATGCTGTACGGACTTCCAGGGCGCGGTAAGACTACCGTAGCCAATACGCTCATACAGGAAATCCTACGCAGTGCCAAGCCAGAGACTCTAGGGATGACCCCAGGCAAGATTGTTTCTCGCCCGTGCTATTTCATTACCTACAACGGGTTGCTAGACCTCAAGGGCGCAATCATGGAAGACCATGACCCAGAAGACGAGTTACTTTACAACGGTATTCTTGGCGAGGCTGTAGACGACGCTTACAATGTTCGCGTCTTAGTCCTAGATGACGTGGGCAAGGAACACGCAAGCGCATCAGGCTGGCAGAAGAACATGCTTCACCACGTTCTGCGCACCCGTTTTAACAACGGACTTCCAACCATAGTTACTACCAACATCAAGCTAGATGACTGGGAGGCCCACTACGGGTCCGCTACCCAGTCGTTTGTACACGAAGCGTTTATCTATGTGAACATGGATTCAGCCTCAGACTTGAGGAAGTAATGTCAGATAGAAGATTACTTCAGGTGTTTATCAGCAGTAAGTCAAGCAACCCAGGTCCAGGAATTTTTGAAGTCAGCACTGACCCAGAAAAAAACCTAACTTGCACTTGCCCAGGATTTGCTGCTAAAACAAAATGCAAACATACCGAGCTAGTAGATAGAAAAATTGAACAAAGCGGTGGCGTATACCCATTTGATTTTTCAGAAAAAGTTACAGCTGAAGAACTTGCAAAAGCTATGGAGAGCGAAGAAGCTTTTCGCAAACTAGTAATCAAACATGGAAAAGTTGCAGTCTACTGATGCAGGGCAACGATATCAGCAACGCAATGCCACAGCGCATTATCGTAACGGCGGACGTAATTACGGACTCGTACGAGGATACAAAAAAGGTGCTAGGGTTAATCCCAGTAAAGACCAAGCGTAAAGAATACAACAGGATGGTTCTTAGCCACCTGTACATGGTTACTCTTAGGCGAGGTATTACTATGGAGCTAATTAGCTTTAACCACTCAGAATCTGAGATGGTGGAGTTAATGTTTCATCTAGACAAGATTGGAACGAATCCTTTTCGTTACGGCTCGTCTTACAAATCGGTAGATAAGTTGGTTGCAGAACTCCCTTATCGACCAGAGGTTATCGGTGTAATTGATATCCCAGCGCGACTACTTCGGTATGGACGTTGGGGAATGGACTTTCCTTCATTATGAGTACAGAAGCAAAACTAATTGGTGCAGCGGTTCAAATCCGCGACCTGTCCCCGTTATTCGAACGCGGAGTATCAGACAGCTGGTTCTCCAACGATGACGACAAGCGTGTGTGGACATTCCTGCGTACGCACTTTGCCAAGTATGGTGAATGCCCAAGCGAGGAAGTCGTAACATCAAACTTCCCCACCTATCGCATTACAGAGCTAACAGACTCTATTGACTTCCTGCTAGATGACCTAGTAGACCGACGTCGCAAACTATCTATTAGCAACACTCTTCGCTCCGCGGTAGATGCAATTCAGAACGATAAAGACCACGAGTCCGCCCTGCTAGTAATGCAGAACGGTATTATACGGCTTGAAGAAGACGGCCTTAACCAGACCTCGGACGTCAACCTTATTGACACCACGGAGTCTCGCTGGGATGACTACATATTCCGCAAGAACAACCCTGGCCTATTGGGAGTCGCCACTGGATTCCCTACTATTGATGCGGTT